TATCGGTGTAGTTTTTTGTCGATAGGTGAGATGTACGGAATAGATATTTCTTCACTTGCCCAATTAACAACGTCTTCGGTTCTGTCACAATATAACATAAACCTACGCTCTAAAAGTGAACGATATACTATTCTATTTGGGTCACCAACGTATTTCTTTGGGTACGAGGGACGATATATTCCTTTGTAAGACTTAGCCATAATTCATATAAATATTAGTAAACATATTTAGACAGGTATTATGGTAGGAAAAGTAGCATCACAATTTAGCCAACTCGCAGGTAATATAAAAAATACCATTTATGGTAAGGCACCTAATCAAAATACAGCAAATGAAAAAGAAATATTTGCTAAACAACATAAAAGGTCGCCATTAGAAACCGTTGATAGATCAGACACGGCACATTTAAATCCTGAAAATGACAAATTGTCATATGGCACAAAGTATTATCCTTTAAATGTAGGTGAGTTTATTGATGAGGGTCACTATATGATTTTCTATATTGTAATGAACAATAAAAGTAATTTTATTAGCTCAACTTCAACAGGTGGTAATTTAAATATACAAAAAGGTGGTTTAGACTTTCAAGCAGGTGGAAATACAGTATTTACACTTGAAACATTAGCATTAAAACAACTTAAATCAGGTGACAAAATAGAATCATCTATTTTAAGAGGAACCACATCTGGATTAACATCAGGACATTTAGAAACTCATAGTGTTTTATCAGACGCAATTTGTTTGTATATGCCTCAATCAGGTGTCAAATCTACTTATGCTGCTGAATATGAAAATGCTGATACAGAATTAGCTGGTTTTTTAGGTAAACAATTAAGTGAACTTATATCTGGCGGTGGTAGTTTGAGTGATAAACTAAAACAAGGTGGTAGTGCTTTGTTAGATAGTTTAGAGCCATTATTTACGAGAGCACTTACCGGTGCGTTATCTATAATACCTGGTGTTGGCGATATAAATGCTGCTATTGATAAAGGTTTAGCAAGAGCAATGAATCCTCAAATGGAATTTGTATTTAAACGTGTACCTTTTAGACAGTTTACCTATCCTTTTACTTTTGCGCCAAGAAACAAAAAAGAATTAGAAGCTGTACACGATATTATTAACTTGTTTAAGTTTCATATGTTACCAGAATTTAATTCTACAATGACACAAGGTCGTTATTTTAGTGTACCATCAGAATTTGAAATCAGATATATGTATAGAGATAGAGAAAACTTATATCTACCTAAGGTATCTCGTTGTGCTTTAACGGCGTGTGATGTTGATTACGCACCACAAAACAAATTTAAAACATTTTATGGCGATCAAAAAGGTGCTTCACCTGTCATTATTAATATGAATTTACAATTTACTGAAATGGAAATAATGACAAAAGAAACAATCGCTAAAGGTTACTAATAATGTATTTTTCATCATTTCCTAAAATAGTCTATGATATAGATAATTCAGGCAATCTTAAAGTTGTTACTGAAATCTTTAGACGAATTAAGTTAAGAGATAAAATTTCTGATTCAACATCACTTTACTTAAAATACTTTGTACAAAATGGTGATACACCAGAATCAATTGCGTATAAACATTTTGGTTCAGCATCTCTACATTGGGTGATATTACTTACTAATAATATTACAGATAGATATTATGGTTGGCCGTTGAGCGATCAGGCATTTGAAGAATATGTTAAAAACAAATATACAAATCCAGGTGCGATACATCATTATGAAAAAGTACAATCAAGTGGTGTTACGACATCATCAGATTATTCACATTTAATAGAATGTAATAGTACAGACTTAGGTGCTTCATCTGTTTCAAATTATGAATATGAATTAAGATTACAAGACGCAAAAAGAGAAATCAAACTATTAGATAGAAAGTATTTACCGATATTCATTGAGGAATTTCAGAAAAAAATAAGTTTGTAATGATATGGAATATAGATATAATTTACAAGAACCAGGCGACTTTTCACTAAGTAACGTTTATCTATACTCTTACCGACAAGGTGGGGGTGATGGACCTTACGGTATTGAAATCAAGTCATTAATATCCGAAATCAATATATTTGAAAGTATCTCCGCTAAAGCAATTACAGGTAACATTGTACTCGCAGACGGTTATGATGTTGTTGAAGATTTACCGTTAACAGGTTTAGAACGAATAGAATTTACATTTAGTACACCTTCAGTAATTTCCAATACACGATATGATTTTACATCTACACGTGGTTCGCCAATGTATATCTACAAAATAGAAAATCGTAAACGTATCAATCAATCAGCGCAGGTTTACGTATTACACTTTTGTAGTAAAGAAATGTATTTTAATGAGAAATTACGTGTCAATCAATCTTTTAGTGGTACCACAAACGATATTGTACGTCAACTTGTAAAAGAAAGAGATTTTTTAAACAGTAAAAAGAAACTGTTTATTGAGCCATCTAAGACATTAAACAAATATGTCTTTCCAAACAAACGACCTTATGAAGCCATACAAATGATGGCAGATGAAAGTCTATCAAAAAAATACAATGACAGTGATTATCTCTTTTTTGAAAACAAACAAGGTATTCACTTTCGAAGTTATGAAAGTTTAATTGCTTATAATGGCACACGAACAAGGATGCCACAAGAAAGTTTTTATGTTGAATCAGGTAGTGTACGAGGTGGTGGCGGTAACAATCCAGTCAATGCTGCTATGCGTAGAATACGTAACTACGAAGTGATTAATCAATTTGACACACTTTTACATATGCGAGGTGGTGCCTTTGCTAATGAATTGATTACCACAGACTTTTTTAACAAAACGATTAATACACACACGTATAACTATTTTGAAGAATTTCCTAAACATTTTCATCTTGCCAGTGATAAAGACGGTGGTAAATCAGATAATGGTCATTTATTACCAGCCACACCAAGTGATGAGTTTAACAAAGGATTAGAACAATATCCGTCTAAACGTTTTGTTTATTCCAATACAGACAAATTACATAACGATTTTGTACGTCCAGATTTTAAGTCAATTATACGCCAACGTGAGGCACAAAAACAATTAGTCAATATGATTGCTTTACGTGTTGAAGTCGCAGGTAACACCACCATTGACGCAGGTGACGTTATCTACTTAGAAATACCACAAGTCAAGGCAGAACCACGAGGCAAAGACTTATTTTTGTCTGGTAACTACGTAGTACGACATTTACGTCATAATATCAGTATTATTGGTAATAAACACTATACCACCATTGAATGTACACGAGATAGTGTCAGCACCACGTATCCGTCAGGTTTAGACGACAATACCTTTATTGGTAGAGAACGAAACTTTGAAAGCCAACCAAGTGAAGGTATCTACAATATCTACGACTTAGAGGAGTCTGAAAATTTATCTTAGAAAGACCGCCCGATATGTTAGAAATCATATTTACACTACCGATACTGATAATTACCATCGCTGGCGTGATAGGGTATATACTCACTGGCTATCAAAAAGATATGACTGATACGGCGTATATACAAGCCAGAGAACAGTTTGAACGAGAGCAGAACGCTTTACAAAGACAAGAGCGATTTAGACAAGGACTAAACGCCACTAATGACAAAGAGAAAGAATAATGAGAAAAACAATAAAAAAGATTAGAAAACTCATAGATAGACTACTCCATCGTCACTGTGGAACACCCAATTGCTGTGGTCGCTGTGAGAATGCTACAATAGTAGTAAAAAGAAAGAAATAGAGGGTTGAAGTGAGGCTTGCGTATCGACTATATCGTTATTTTAAAGGGATTTATGTGTATTTAAAGTATGGTGATGGCTCTAATAAGAGATTGCGTAAGCCAGCGATAAATAATGGCAAATGACGTATTACGTGTGTATTAAAAGACGGCACCTAAGGAGAAAAAACAATGGCTATAGATAAAAATTTTATGGGGTACAACGGCTTTGTGTGGTTTTACGGCGTTGTTGAAGATAGAAATGATCCTGAATACTTAGGCAGAGTTCGTGTAAGAGCCATTGGCTTACATACAGATAACAAAGATAAGATAGCCACCGCAGACTTACCGTGGGCAACCGTTGTGTTACCAGTTACTTCCGCAGGCATATCAGGACTTGGTAGTTCGCCGGCGGCTTTATTAGAAGGCAGTTGGGTGTTTGGTTATTTTAGAGATGGTGAGAGATGCCAAGAGCCAGTGATATTAGGCAGTGTACCTGGTCGACCTACAGTGGCAGCCGATACAAGTCTTGGATTTAATGATCCAAACGGTGTTTATCCTAAGTTTACAGACGAACCGGACACCAATCGTTTAGCCGTTAATAATACAGACAAAGAGGCGGCGTCCTTAACGGCAAGAAAAGAAGCACGCCTGACCAATATACAAGGGGTCAATGGCACTTGGTCACAACCAGAGATTGATTACAATGCCGTTTATCCATACAACAAAGTCTATGAAACGGAAAACGGACATATCTTAGAGTTTGACGACACCGCCAATGCCAAACGAATACATCTACGGCACGCCAACGGCAGTAGTATAGAAATGACAGAAAACGGTGATACCATTGAAATTACGTCCAATGACCGTTACATACTGGTCACTAAAGACAATAAGGTGTATATCAAAGGCACTAAAGACGTAGTAATTGATGGTGATTATAACTTAAAGGTCAACGGCAACTATAACGTAGAAATCGCAAAAAATAAATCTGAAATTATTGGTGGCACTAAGACAAGTACAACTGAAGGTGCCGTTGTTCATATTGGTAAAACAATCGACTTAAACCCATAATATTTGTAGCATAAATCAGCAGAGAAATCGGGCTATT